CACTTGGGCCTTTAAAACTCCAAGCAGTACCAGTGCCAGCAGCGAAATCAGTTTCCACTGTATCTTGGTAGATATAGGTTCTTGGATCACTATAACTCATAATAATCCTCCTTTAATCTGCGCTGTCCCAGATCACGATACGTGACTGAGCCGCTTGTGTGTGTGTAATGCCAAAGCCACCAAGGTAATACCAAGCAATACCCCGATCACGACCAAAGTCGCCCGGAATCTTGCCACGCATTTCCTCTGGAACAGCAATAGCCTCTGCTACGGTGTCCTCGCCAAAGAATACTGCCCAGTCACTCAGACCATTAGTCCAAGCACCATCAGACGTACCCATGCCAGTACCTTTCGCAATGTGCGTTTGCTCTACGAAACGAACACCTTCGTACCTACCGATTTCACCATTCATGATCATCTGAAAACCCTGATCCACATACTGATGGATAGATTCCAGATCATTCTTAAGGGTGCGATAAGTTGAAGGCCACGCCAAAGAGTAATAATCATCGCCAGTGTAAGCCGGGATATTACGCTCTTTCATGGTGTCAACAATTAACTTAACATGTTCTTTTCCCAATGCAACATTATTGGTCAAAGTAGCTGTGCCGTTCGTGGTTAACGTAAGCGCCGTTGTGCTAGTACCCGCTGTGGGAACTACACGCAAGGCGGCAGAGTTAAACTGAGCGGCGGCGAGTGTGTCAAATGCTTTCTTAGCATCATTCTTCAACACCTTCCTGATGATTTCACGAATTGGCTGTTCACTCAGATCGTCCAACTTGCCTGTCCAAGGCACTGAGTTACCAGCTTCCGTGATAGTCATCGTTCCCTGAGAAATCGTAAATGATGTCTCTGGGATAGTATTCGTTTCCGTCAGGGTAGTACCCTGAGTAGAAACGTCACTAAACACGTTCCAATGGAATGTATCGCCACGGTGTAAACCCTGATGTGCGGCATCTTTGATGTCACAAAATTGTCTAAATTTGACAACGGGCTGAACCGCCATTCTCAACTCTCTGCTGAGATTAAGCGCATACATATAACCACCGGAAGTGTTGACAGACCATACTTGTCCTGCCATGTCTACCTCCTAAATAGTTATAATGATTGCCCTCTTTCCGCTCTCATCTCTTCAATGACTTGACTTGGAGTTTTCTCCACTTCATCGTCCTCTCCGATCTTCGCGCTTTTTCGGGCAGGTTTTGGTTCAGAAACGATTCTCTTTTTTCTAGCGGCTCGTTCATTAGACTTACCATTAGATAAATTGAGATTCGCCCATTCTCTCGCGTATTCAGCGGCGGCCTGAATAACATATCCCGGTGCTAGTGAAGGTTTTTCCTTCATGATAGTAACCGTTCTGTTATCTGCTATGGCCCTTAGTTCGGCATTTCCCGCAATTTCAGGATATTCAGTTTCAAACCAACCAACTGCGTCTTTAACTGATTTTTGGTAATCCCTCTGTTGCGCTCTAGCCTGTTCCATCTGTTGGCGAGAAAAAGCCTCTTGTAAGGCTTTATTAACTGCTTCCTCTACATTTGGGGTGGCCCCTTGTGAGCGCCCCGATGTCAAAGTTTGTAACAATTCTGCGGCTTTATCCGCATCGTCTTCATATAACGCTTGGTGATACTCTTTTGCAACTTCAGTAAAGTTAGTATCTGTTTTAGGTTCGTCGCCCTGCGTTGGGGGTGGAGTTGCCTGTTGTGTTTGAAGTTTCTGTACGTATGAACGTAGCTGAGACTCCTTTTGATTAAGCCACTTCTCTTTAGCGGCGGCTTCTTCAAATCTTTGCTGAGAGGCGGAATCTTTTTGATGAGATACTTTAAGCCCCTCAAAAGGAACAGTAGTTTCTGTCCCATTAACCTTTACAGTAGTAACCCACTGTCCATTTTTTAGAAAAACTGGTGAAATCGGGTCTTCGTGTTGTATTTCTTCCTCACCCACCACCTCTTCTGACGTATCAAGTTCGTCTGACTGTTCTACAATTTCATCGAAAACTTCTAATTCTCTGTCCTCAACGATCTGCTCCATAGCGGCATCACGAGGACTTTTAATAGATGCTTCCTTTGCTTCTTGGTCTCTTTGTACTTCTGCTTGATTTTCTAGAGTTTCCTCTAGTTCTTCCGCATCCACTTGGGTAGCGTCAACCATCTTACTCTCCTACATTATTCCGCATCTTTGTACCTAGCCAACTTATCCGCATTCTCCCCGTCTGCAATAATCGCATCCAACCATTGCAACAACTTAAGTGGGGTAGCGAGGGTTGAAGATATTTTACGGTATTGATTAAGTTCCTCGGATGAAGAACCAGTGTACTCCTGAGAAACCATTTTTTGCAGGTCTGATATTCCCTTTCGGTAATCCAGTATTGCCCTATCAACAATTGCTTTCCCAGTTGGAGTTCTTATAAACTCTTGGGTAGTTCTACCAATTTTAGTTCTAGTAACTAAGTCATCGACTCTAAGATCAGCCGGGTTTGTGAATTCACTCATCCTATTTCATAGGGAACTTTATTGTACTTATCTCTTGCCATTGTTCCCGTCTTACTCACATTGTCTTTGTCTTCGACCATCCTTCGTTGTATCTCCCCATCAACTATTTGATTAAGCAAAGCATCTCTCTGTAGCATTAGTTCAGCACGTCTGGTATCAGCGTCCTGTTGTTTTACATAAGCCTCAGATTGTTTTATACCCAGTTTCCCTACTTCTCCCTTACTAGACATCACCTCTTTCTGGAGTTCTGTCTGTGACTTCAATTGAGCGGCTCTTAACTGGGCCTCAACCTTCATTTGTTCTATAGCCATACGGCCCTGCATCTTGACCTGATCAGTCTCTAGCATCATACCCATCTGCTCAATCTGCTGTTGTAGTTCTTCTATCTGCGGATCAGCCTCACTAGGTATAAGGAATCTAGAACCATCCTTATATCCCAGCAATCCAAATACTTCTTTAGACACTTCATCTAAATTAAGTTTGCCTTCCATTCCCGGTAACTGACCTACACTAGTTACCCCAAATAGCAGTTGCTGTACTCTTCCAACAGGATCAGTAGCATTCATTCCTACGTTAACTTTGAGAAGAACGTCCTGTTTTAGAAGTT